GCCATAGCATGTCCCCTGCAGGTCTCTGCGAGACCGTAGCACATTATACGTAATTTTAGGAAGGGGTCAGCTCAGGATGAGTCGTGAGGGGCGCTAGGTTTACGTTGAAATGCCGTGGCGCAGTCAGATCAGGCCAACCAACACAGACTCCGCTCCCGTGATGCTTTGTCTTGTGGCGCGCCCCTCGAAGAGAGTTCTAGCCGGGCAAACGAGTGATTCGCAAGGGCTTTTTCATTAAAAAGGCCCGCCGGGGAGGAGCCAGCGGGCCTAGTCCAACAGGGAGGTCAGACATCGTGGTGGAACACACGACACCCTAATAATACTCTACTCTGCCCCTGTATGGCAACGGCTCGTCTACACACCTGCCGCGCGCAGCGCCAAGGCCACCCGCTCTATCTCGTCGGTAGACGCGTCTGACTTGATGCGATTTGCTTTGGCACTGACTACCCAAACATTCCCAAGGACATACCCGAGCTTCGGGTCTTTTCGGTCTATTGTGGGTGTCGTAGGAACTGTCTTGCGATGTCCAAACGAAAACGGCACGCCAAGGAGAGGGCAGCGCTCGGTCAGGAGCTGCTGCAGCTGCTCTTTTGTTATGGAGAACTCTACACCGAGCATACCTGCCCGTTTTTTAGCGTTGTGGAAGGCGTCAAACACCCAGACCTCCTGAGGGGAAGTCTTGCGGAGTGTCTTACGTTTCTCAGCGTACTTCCCGAGCCTCCGCTTGTAGTTATCGCTGTCCTTAAACTCCAAAAATCTTTTGCGTACACACGATTTACACCAACAACGGAGCCCGTCCAAAGTTCCTTTATCTCTGTGAAAATCGGTCGTTGGAAGGGTTTGCGCACAGGCAGGGCAGCGTTTTGTCGTCATGGTGTCCTCCATGACGACTTTGTAGCGCTACTATGTTGTCGCGTCAATAGTATTCGACACGGCCTCGGTACGGCAGTGGTTCGTCGGGCTCGTCGGTCGGCAGGCGGATAAAGCCACCTTGCCTGAACCGAAGAAGGGCCATCACGCTCGAATCGACCAAGTCGTCGTTCGACGCGAAGGGAAACCCCGCCACTTCCTCGACGAGCTCTTCCGCCCAGCGTTTTGGCGGCACCCAGACCATACCCGAGGCGATGATGTCGGACACGGAGTTCAACCGCGCGAGCTTGTCACCGGTCCCCCGGTGCGGGGTGTATTCGGCGACGGGCAGTCCCATCCGCCGCAGTTCCTGAAATATGGCCGTCCCGGCAGACTTCTTTTCCACGATGAAGCTGTCGGGCTCCCAGTGCTTGTACTCTTCGAGACAGAGCTGCTTGAGCTCGGGGAACTCCAGACGCCGCTTGATGGAGTTCAGCAGGATGATCTGGTGGTTGGCCTCCTCCTCGTTGAAGAACACCCCCCATGTGGTGAGCGCGGTGAAGTCCGCACGGGTGTTAGTCTCGGCAGCGGCGTCGAGGGACATGATGATATACTCGATATGCGGTGGGCTGTCGTCCGGCCACAGCCGCCACCACTCCCTTTTAATGATGGCAGCTTCCTCGCCCGTGGGGTTCTGCTGGTACTGCGCGTTCCACTGGAAGACCGGCATACTGGCCTTGGTCCGCAGCAGGGCTGCCATATCGAAGAACTCGGGCCAAAGCGGCTTTTGAATTATGGTTTCTTCGCCCGTGACGTTGTCCTTCTGGACTATGTCCAGAATCGCCGGGAACTCCACCACCTCGTACTGGTCGGCACCCTCATTGTTGGCCATGTCCCGCACGAGACGCCCTGTGAGGTCATCCGCGTGCCAGCGGGTTTGGACAACCGCCACCACCCCTCCCGGCATCAGACGGGTCCGGGCCCCGTAGGCGAACCACTCATAGGCTTTCTCGAAGACCGTGAAGTTGCCGTTCAGGATGTCCTGTTCGGAGTGCGGGTCGTCAATCAGCAGGAGGTCAGCACCGCGACCGGCCAGAGCGGAGCCCACGCCGCAGGCGAAATACTCGCCTCCCATGCTCGTGTTCCAGCGCCCTGCCGATTTGGAGTCGGTGGCAAGGGCCACTGTGGGGAAAATCTCGGCGTATTGCGGGGTGTCGATCAGATTTCGCACCTTCCGACCGAAGTCGACCGCGAGGTCCGTGGTGTGGGACACCATCATGACCTTCTTCGTCGGGTTTCTGCCGATGAACCACGCAGGGTAGTATATAGAGACGAGCTGCGACTTGCCATGCCGGGGCGGCATGTTGACACAAACCCGGTCCTTGGCACCGCTTTCGAGCGCCATGAGCTGGTCGGCCAGCTTTCTATGGTGTCGGCCCACCTTATAGTTGGGGTCCATACGCTTGCAGAAGGCAATCAGGTCATCTTTGGCAGCCTGCAGGGCTGCCCGACGCTCCAACTCTTCGAGCATGACCTCGATTTCGGCCAATTCGCGCTCTTCCAGCACGTCGACGTGCTTGAGCAGCGTTTCCAGCTCTTCCCGGGAGAAATCGACCGGAATTTCGGTCATTTTCTGGCTCATTCTCCGTCCTCTGGGCCAAAATGGCCTGCCATGAGCTTGAATTTGAAGGTCTCGATGAGCCACAGGCAGTCGCCGCCGTCCTTGAGACCCAGCGTTGCACGGGCGTCGAAGTTGCCGTCCTTGTCCCAGCCGATAATCAGCACGTCCGAATACCGGCCAAGGGCCTGTTCCAGCACGTTGTCGGCGTCCTTGGCGGCGTCCTTGGGGTAAAATTTGACGATTTGGGGGTCTTCACTCATCGTTTCCCTCGCCTTCTTGACCAATTTCCGCGAAATCGGCGTCTTCAACATCCTCTTGCGGCGTCACATCTATAAGATGTTACAGCTTTTGGCGCAGCCGGGCCCGCAGGTCGTCGCTTGTCTGGTGTGTGATGGTGATTTCCTGCTTCTCGGTGAACAATCCAACGTCGGACACCTTGCCCAGCAGCTCTAGAGCCTTCACCCGGATGCGGGCATCGGGGTTCTCCGTCTCCTGAATGAGCTTGTTGACCACCATATGCCGCACCTGTGCAGCTTCCTGTACAATCTGGTGCCCGTATTCTTTCAGAATCCGCTCCGTCAGGAGCAGCGCAGCGGGGGTTTTTCGCGTGAGCGCGGCCTTTGCGGCCTTGGTCTGTAGCGCCTGTGGGGCCCGCGCAGCCTGCCGAGCGGTCTCCGCCGCATCGTCGAGGTCGTCAGCATCGAAGGCGATGTCCAGTCCTGCAGACTCAAGGAGTCTGGCCGTGTTCGCAGCGGCCTCCAGCGTGGCCATATACCCCGCATCCGACTCTTCGAGCTCGTAAGGCTCGTCGTCGATCTTGATCATCATATGAGTACCCTCGGGTGCAGCGCAGAGCGCAGTTTGGTGGAGCTTAGCAGCTCCTTGTTTTTTACGCTATATAGTGTGGTTTTTGGTTTGGATGGTACCTTCCGCAGGAAGGGGGTGGGGTAGGCAGGGTGGGGGTCCAGCCGGGCCGAAAATTGAGGGGGAGGGGGTGTCACGAAGTGTGGTCTTTTTACTTATGCTGTATTGTACTGAGCTTGGATACGATCTTTTTACTTATGTTGTATTGTACTGAAAATGCGGGGGGTTTGTGTGGAATAGTATTACTATAGCAGTGTGGCCATGTCGCTGTCGTCGGGGGATACCCCTCCGGTGGGGGGTCGCGGCGCGGCGTTTTCGGTGGGGGTTAGGGGGTTCCCTAACGGGTTCTGCGGGGTGGATCGCTGGTGTTTGGTGCTAGGTTGTGGCATATTGTGTTCATCGGTTGTGAATGGTTCCAACCGATTTCAATCCAATGGAAAGGGATTTCCAATGTCTAAGCTGAAAAACACCGTGTCGCTTCCGTCTGTCGTCTCGCCGAATGGCGGGCTGATGCTGGATCAATCCATGCTCAACCTGATCGTGCTGGGTCGGACGGAAGCGGATGACAAGGACACCGCCGATCAATCCCGCAATGCGCTGATTTCGGCGCTGATGGATGACGGGTTCACGTTCGCCAATACGGCGGCCTATACGGCCAAGGCGGTGAAAGATGGCGCGGTGTCTAATGAAAACGTGGTCAAGCGTGACAAGTTGATGTTCCTCTCTCTCGCCTCCATCTCCGCCAATATCAACGGCGAGAAGGTCCGGCTGTCGGATGAGAATCTGGTCAAGGCGATGGATGAGGCGGTTGCGGGTCGCGCCATGCTGCAGGGGATGCCCAAGGGCACGATCAACGGCGAACGGACGTGGCGCGGCGATGCCTCGTCCCACCTCAACCGCATCCGCGCTGCGCTGCAAGCGGCGGAAGGCGGCGCGGGCAAGGGCGCGGATACGGCCAAGAAATCCGAAATGGATCGGTTCGTGGATGCGCTGTTCAAGGCGGTCAACATCGTGGAAAAGGACGTCGAAAAGACGGATGGTTCCATCGCCTTTGATCGCGCGGCCAAGCTTGCGGCATGGTTGCGGGATGGCGCGGCATCCTACGGCATCAAGCTTCCGGCCAAGAAGTCGGCCAAGTGAAAAGGACGGGGCGGCGCAAGCCGCCCCATCTACCATGCGGGAATGGATCGCGGACGCGCTCGGCGTCATACTTCTTTTCGGCATCCTCTACGGTGTCTTGTTCCTCGGCGCGGTCGTCGCGCCCTAGCTATCGTGCCCATCCGCTTCGGCGGGTGGGCATTTTTTTGTGCCTTCGCTCCGGCTCCGCTGCGGCGGGGCGGACCGATGCC